TGACCCGGCCTACCGCCGCCGTCGCATTATCCTGCAGAACATGAAGGATGAGGAGCTGGCGATTGCCCAGGTGGAAGAGAAACAGGCGGTGGCTGCTGTCCTCAACGGTAAATACACCATGACCGGCGAAGCGTTTGAACCGGTTGAGGTGGATATGGGACGCAGTGCCGGAAACAACATCATCCAGGCAGGCGCTGCGGCATGGAGCACCCGCGACAAAGAAACCTATGACCCCACTGACGATATTGAAACCTATGCGCTGAACGCCAGCGGCGTGGTCAATATTATCGTTTTTGATCCGAAGGGCTGGGCGTTGTTCCGTTCATTCAAAGCGGTAAAAGAGAAGCTCGACACCCGTCGCGGTTCTAACTCTGAACTGGAAACGGCGCTGAAGGATCTGGGTGAAGCGGTCTCCTATAAGGGAATGTATGGCGATGTGGCCATTGTCGTCTACTCCGGGCAATACATTGAAGACGACACCAAAAAGAACTACCTGCCGGATTTGAGCATGGTGCTGGGTAATACCCAGGCCCGCGGCTTGCGCACCTACGGCTGCATTCAGGATGTGGATGCCCAGCGTGAAGGCATTAACGCTTCCACGCGGTATCCGAAAAACTGGGTACAGACAGGCGATCCGGCGCGTGAGTTCACCATGATCCAGTCTGCACCACTGATGCTGCTGGCTGACCCGGATGCGTTCGTGTCTGTCAAACTCGCCTGATGTCCATTCTGTGGCCCTGCGGGGCCCTGTTCCGGAGTTGTTCTTATGACAGAAAAAGAAAAGTTGATTGCGCGGCTTAATGAGCTTGGCGCGCAGCTTGGTCGGGAAGTGAATACGAGTGGCACCATTCAGGAGCTCTCTATGCGCATTGCAGAGCTGGAGGAAGAACTGAATGACGGCACGGATACCGATAGTGTTGAAAATGGTGGCGTGAGTGATGGTAGCGCGTCCACCGTCGCCGCAGAACCCGTTCCGCCAGTGGATACTGTATTAAGCGGTAGAACAGATGACGCGCTGATGGCCGTCGAAACGCTGGCCACGCTGCACATTGAGGCGCTGCACGCGACCCGTGAGGAGCGGGTATCTATTGTGGAGGCGGGGACCGTGATCCGCGTGACAGAAGCGGATGCGGACAGCCTGGTTGCACTTGGACTGGTCCGCGAGCAGTAGCAGGGGGCTGTGTGGCTGATTTCGATAACCTTTTTGATGCTGCAATAACACAGGCCGATGACACTATCCGGCAGGTTATGGGGACTTCTGCAACGGTAACGTCCGGCGCGATTTCTGGCGTCACGTTGAGTGGTGTTTTCGATGAACCGGAAAATATCGGTTACGCCACACCCGGCATCCGTGTCGAGGGGACCAGCCCGTCGTTGTTTGTGAAATCAGCAACGATTGGGCAGTTGGCGCGGCTGGACACGCTGGATATTAACGGAAAACCTTTCTGGGTTGATCGTATTGGTCCTGATGACTGTGGCTCCTGCCATGTCTGGCTTGGTACGGGTTCTCCTCCCGCAGCAACCCGGCGCCGTTAAGGGGAAACTATGTCTTTAAAAGGGCTTGAACAGGCTATAGCAAACCTGAACAGCATCAGCAATACGGCGGTTCCGCGGGCCTCGGCACAGGCTGTTAACCGTGTCGCCACCCGGGCTGTCAGCCGAAGCGTTGCCGTTGTCTCGAAAGATACACGGGTGCCACGCAAGTTGGTAAAACAACGCGCGAGGATAAAACGCGCCACGGCGAAAAAGCCGATGGCAATGATCCGCGTGAACCGGGGCAACCTGCCCGCGATAAAGCTCGGTACCGCCAGCGTACGGTTATCCCGCAGAAAACGGGACAAAAAAGGGGCCAATAGTGTGTTGCGTATTGGCCCTTTTCGTTTCCCCGGGGCCTTTATTCAACAGCTGGAAAATGGTCGCTGGCATGTGATGCGACGGACATCCAGACCCCGCTATCCGATCGAAGTGGTCAGCATTCCACTGGCAGCGCCACTGACGACCGCATTTAAAGATGAGCTGCCGAAGCTCATGGAATCGGATATGCCTAAAGAACTTAGGGCATCCCTTAAAAACCAACTCAGGTTGATTCTGAAACGATGAAACACACTGATATTAGAAAGGCCATTATTGATGCGCTGGAGAGCCATATTGGTAAAGGCGCGCTCTATTTTGACGGACGTCCAGCGGTACTGGAGGAGGGGGATTTTCCGGCGGTCGCTGTCTTCCTGACGGATGCCGGGTATACCGGCGAAGAACTGGATGCTGATATCTGGCAGGCCACGCTGCATATCGAAATCTTTTTACCAGCGCAGGTACCCGATTCCGAGCTCGATGACTGGATGGAGTCACGTATTTATCCGGTGCTTGGCAATGTGCCAGGTCTTTCCCTGCTGATCAATAACATGGTGCAGCAAGGGTATGACTACCAGCGCGATGATGATCTTGGGCTGTGGAGTTCGGCTGATTTGAAATATTCCATTACCTACGAAATGTGAGGACGTAATGACTACACCAAACCCACTGGCGCCGGTAAAGGGTGCCACCACCACGCTCTGGATTTATTCCGGATCGGGTAACCCGTTCGCCAACCCGGTATCGGATGTTGACTGGACACGCCTGGCGAAGATTAAAGACCTGCAGCCCGGCGAACTGACCGCAGAATCAAACGATGACACCTATCTGGATGATGCGGATGCTGACTGGACGTCCACTTCGCAGGGCCAGAAATCGGCGGGGGAGGCCAGTTTTACGCTGGCCTGGAAACCTGCCGAGAGCGGGCAGCAGGATCTGGTTCGCTGGTTTGATGACGGTACCGTGCTGGTGTACAAAATCAAATACCCGAATGGCGCCATCGATGTTTTCCGTGGCTGGGTAAGCAGCCTGGGTAAAACGGTGACGGCAAAAGACACCATTACCCGTTCTGTCAAAATCAGCAACAACGGCAAACCAGGCCTTGCTGAAGACACTGCTGCTGCAGTGATCGACGTAACCGGCGTTAGCCTGGATAAAGCGACCACCACCGTTGCGGTTGCTGCCACCACCACGCTAAATGTCACCGTGGCGCCTGCCAGTGCGAGCGATCAATCTTTCCTAGCCACCACCACTGATGCAGGTAAAGCCACGGTGGCTGTCGCCGGCACGGTGCTGACGGTCACCGGCATTGCCGCCGGAACCGCCGACATTATCGTGATGACCAATGACGGGTTGTTTGTCGCGACCTGTAAAGTCACCGTTTCCTGACCTTCGGGGCTGTGGCCCCGCTTTCCGGAGTAACCCATGTTTTTAAAAAGTGAACCGTTCGAACGTAACGGTAATACAGTCACGCTCTACGAACTGTCGGCGCTACAGCGTATTGAGCATCTTGAACACCTGAAGTCGCTGGAAAGTATCTCTGATGCCGACATGCAGACGGCGATGGATATGACGATTAAATCCGGCGCACTGCTGGTGGCCATGTCTTTATGGCATGACCACCCCCTGAAAGGGACGCACAAAACGCCGAAAGAAGACGTTGAACAGATCCAGAATGAGGTGCTGATGACATGGCCACTGGAGATTATTTCCGCTGCAGAGTACAGCGTGAAGCTGCTGTCCGGCATGGTGCCGCTGCAGGAAGCGAATGATCCAGAGGATGTTGCTGTAACTGAGCCGGTCAGTCTGGAAAAGTCCTCGCCAGTGAGCTGACATTCGTCCTGAAACTGGCGCGTGAATTTCGCCGCCCGGACTGGCGCGCCATGCTTGCTGGTATGTCGTCAACGGAATATGCCGACTGGCGAACGTTCTACCAGGACAATTTTTTTAATGATGTGCAACTGGATGCACATTTTTCCTCGCTGATGCATATCGTCATTACCGCGCTTGACCCCAAAACCACATCAACCCCTGCCAGCTTCAGCCTGCTATCACCTTCTGCGGAGGATATTGCCGACGATGAACCCGGTGACGCTGTGCTGATGGCAAAGGCCGAGGGCATTTCAGGAGGTGTTCGCTATGGCCCAGACGGCAGTGGGTGACCTGGTCGTTAACCTTGACGTTAATTCGTCAAAGTTCAACGAGCAGATGGAGTACGTAAAAAGGCAGTTTAAGCAGACGGGGGACGCAGCGAATGACTCGGCGCTGAAGGTGCAGCAGTCATTTACCCGCCAGGAGAGCGCCGCGAAGAAGGCCGGTATTTCTGTCGGCCAATACAACGCGGCGATGCGTATGCTGCCTGCGCAGTTTACGGATATCGCCACCCAGCTGGCCGGTGGGCAGAGTCCGTGGCTTATCCTGCTGCAGCAGGGCGGTCAGGTGAAAGACTCCTTCGGCGGTATTATTCCGACCTTTCGGGCGCTGCTGGGCACCATATCGCCAGTGATGGTTGGGGTTGGCGCGCTGGCTGCCGCCACTGGCGCGGTGGTTTACGCCTGGTATCAGGGCTCGTCCACGTTGTCTGATTTCAACAAAACGCTGGTTCTGTCCGGTAATACTGCCGGGCTGACCTCAAACCGCATGCTGGTGCTGGCGAAATCTGGCGAGCAGGCGGGACTCACGTTTAACCAGACCAGCAGTGCGCTGACGGAGCTGGTCAACGCCGGAGTGCGTGCCGGTGCCCGGTTCGATGAGATGAGTCAGGCGATAGCGAAATTTACCGATGCGTCGGGCGTGCCGGTCGATAAGGTGGCGGCGGCATTCGGCAAACTGACGAACGATCCGACCTCTGGTCTGATTGCCATGGCGCAGCAGTTCCACAACGTTACAGCGGAACAGATTGCTTATGTGGCGCAACTGCAGCGTGCCGGTGATGAGGCCGGGGCTCTACAGGCAGCTAATGATGCGGCGACGAACGGTTTTCACGAGCAGACAAAGAGCCTGCGCGACAATATGGGGTCGATTGAAACTGCTGCCGACAGCCTGAAGCGCGCTTTTAAATCGATGTGGGATGCGGCGCTCGATATCGGACGGCCTGACACCACGCAGGAGATTGTTGCCAAAGCTGAAGCGGCTTTTAAGCGGGCAGATGAAATCTGGAATCTGCGTAAAGGCGATCGTTACGTCAATGACGATGCGCGTGCCAGCTACTGGAATGATCGGGAGTCTGCCCGCCTTGCACTGGAAATGGCGCAGCAGCAGGCCAGTGTGGCAAAGGCAACGGAGGATAACGCCGCCCGCGAGGCGGTGATTGAATCTGACCGCCAGAAGTATGCCGCGCAGGCGCAGTCGAATTATGCAAAGACGCAGACTGCGCTGGAGAAGTACACGGCCCGTCAGAATGAACTGAACAAGGCGCTGAAAGACGGTCGGATCCTCCAGGCTGACTACAACATCAATCTGGAAGCTGCGAAAAAAGAATACGACGACTCGCTGAAGAAACCCAAAGCCCCTTCAGCGGTAAAAACACCTGCAGGTGTAAAAAGTGTCGATACTGCCAGCGCGCAGACGCTGGAGCTGGAGGCGCAGTTACGCACTCTGCAGGAGCATAAGAGCATCACAGATACCATCAGCCAGCTGCGGCAGGAATTGTGGAAACAACAATCCCGCTTTTCGGTGCTGGAAGAGGCCGCCAAAAAGCGCGCGCTGACCGCCGATGAAAAATCGGTGCTGGCGAACAAAGACGAGGTACTGGCGCGGGCCGAAGTGAATGCCCGGCTGGGCGATCAGATTGTTGCCCAGGAACGGCTAAACCGCCTGCAGGACAGCTCGCAGAAGTACGTTACCCAGATTGGTGAGAAAACCCGGGCGCTTGTGGCCGGGGGCAGCATGAGCAGTCGCGGCGCGCAGCGTCAAAACGAAGAGGCACAGCTGCGGCAGGGCTGGATGAATGCCGGCGGTACGGACACCGATCAGGGTTATCAGAACGAACTGGATGCACTGAAGAAATATTATGCCGCACAGGACGAGCTCCGTGGCAACTGGCAGGCCGGGGCGAAATCAGCGTGGGCTGACTATGCCGATTCAGCAGCTGATGCCTATGGTTCGATGAAGTCCGCTGCTTCAGCCACATTCGATGGTATCAGCCAGAATATGGCCGATATGCTGACGACAGGGAAAGCAAACTGGGCAGATTTCACCCGTTCCACGTTGTCGATGCTGACGCAGATCCTGATGAAGCAGGCCATGGCTGGCCTGGTCAGTTCTGCCACGTCAGCGCTGGGTTTTGCTGGCGGTGGTTATACCGGATCCGGCGGCAAGTATGAGCCAGCAGGTGTGGTGCACCGTGGCGAGTTTGTCTTTACGCAGGAAGCCACTAACCGAATCGGTGTCGGCAACCTTTATCGCATGATGCGCGGTTATGCGACTGGTGGCCTGGTCGGGGGGAGTGGCGCTGGCGTTGCTTCTCCTTTTGGTGTCAGCGTGTATGCACCGGTTTCGGTTACAACAGGCCAGGGGGATTCCGGTCAGCAGAAAGGAAACGGTGATACGCTGGGGAAAGCCTATCAGCAGGTGATCAACAGTTCCATCAGGGAAGGTATCACCAGAGAGGTCCGGCCCGGAGGCATTATCTGGAATGCAACAAAACAGAGGTAAGCAATGGCGATCGAGCATTTTGCGTGGCGGATTAAAGCATCCAGCCAGCCGACCCTGAAAAGTAAGGATACCGTCCGCACGGCACAGTTTGGTGATGGCTATAAGCAAGTATCAGGTGCCGGGATGAATGATGAAACGCTCAGCTATGAGTTTTCATTTACCGGCGAACCGGGAACCGTCAAGGATATCTATGCTTTTCTGCGGCGCCATAAGACGAAATCATTTTCGTTTACCCCGCCAGGCGGTGATCTTGCGCTGTGGCGTGTTGAGGCAGACAGCCTGCAGCGCATCACCAAAAGTAAAACGGTGGAAACCGTATCAGCCACCTTTGAACAGGCGTTTGCGCCATGAGCTTAAACAGTGATTATCAGAAACTTGAGCCGGGCAATGTTGTCCGGCTTTTTGATGTTGATGGCACCGCATTTGGTGTTTCCGACGTTCTCCGCTTCCACGCCCACAACATTGCCCACACTCCCGATGAAATTGCCGCTGCTGGTGGAGATGAAAATAAGCTACCGGCGAAATCGATCTGGTGGCAGGGGCAGGAATATAAAGCCTGGCCCTGCCAGATAGAGGGTATTGAGACGGCGACCGACGGGACCAGCGCGCAGCCGACGCTGTCGGTCGCTAACCTGGATAGTTCCATTACGGCGCTGTGTCTTGCTTATGATGACCTGCTGCAGGCAAAGGTCACGATTCATGACACGCTGGCGCAGTATCTGGATGCGAAAAACTATCCGGAGGGCAACCCGTCTGCGGATCCGCAGCAGGAAAAGCTGAAGGTGTTTTACATTGACGCCAAGAGCACTGAAACCAACGAGGTGGTGGCGTTTACGTTGTCGAGTCCAATGGACCTGCAGGGGGTGATGATCCCGACGCGCCAGCTACATTCGCTTTGTACCTGGTGTATCCGAAACAAATACCGCTCCGGTGATGGATGCGACTATGCCGGGACGCGTTATTTCGACAAGCACAATAATCCGGTTAACGATCCGTCGCTCGATGAATGCCCCGGTACACTCACTGCGTGCAAGTTGCGACATGGCGAGGGGAACGAGTTGCCGTTCGGTGGTTTCCCTGGCACATCCCTGATCAGGAGTTGATATGCGTCAGAAAATTATCGACGACATTATGGCGCATGCTGCTGCTGAATATCCGCGCGAATGCTGCGGCGTAGTGGTGCAAAAAAGCAGGGTGCAGCGGTACATTCCCTGCCGTAATCTGGCAACCGATCCGACAGAGCATTTCCACCTGTCACCGGAGGATTACGCCGCTGCCGAAGACTGGGGTACGGTGATTGCCATTGTCCACAGCCACCCTGACGCAACGACACAGCCGAGCGAACTGGATAAAGCGCAATGTGATGCAACGCTCTTACCCTGGCACATCGTGAGCTGGCCGGATGGGGATCTGCGTACCATCCAGCCGCGCGGGGAACTACCACTGCTGGAACGCCCGTTTGTGCTCGGTCATTTCGATTGCTGGGGGCTGGTGATGAGCTACTTCAGGCAGACGCATGGTATCGAACTGACGGATTACCGCGTTGATTATCCCTGGTGGGAAGACAGTTACCCCGAAAACTTCTACCACGATTGCTGGTATGAATGTGGATTCCGTGAATTCAGTGGCGTACCGCAGCCAGGTGATATGGTTATCATGCAGGTGCAGTCCAACAAGTGGAATCATGCCGGGATCCTGCTCGAAGGTAACATGTTACTCCACCATCTATATGGCCATCTGAGTCAACGTGTGCCTTATGGTGGATACTGGCAGGAACGGACAATTAAGGTTCTACGGTATAAGGATCTTTTTTAAGCCCACATAAGGTGGGCTTTTACTGTGACGCTATTTCTTGGGAATCTCAACCATGAATCCGTTCACGTCCCAGCTTGATTCCCAAATGTTGTAACCTAGGCTTTTTAGGCGGGAGAATGTAGCCTTAAACACAGCTTCAAAATCATCATCGCTCAAGCCTTCAAGGTCTAAGTCGCTAAGGCTGATATGGAATGTAGTGTGCCCAATACGGATCTTCTCGTTAATGACGGAAAATGTCCGTTTGAAAATTATCCCTGACAGCTCATCCTTCGCGCGACTTACGATAAGTAGGGCTTCTTCAGCTGAAACTAATTCATCTACCGGCATTTCGCTTAAGAAACTAGCATCAAGACGCTGAACAATTTCTGCATTCATGGAGCGATTATTAGACTTAGCTGCTTCCTCAATTTGTTCTTTCAATTCAATAGGAAGCCTGATTCTAAGCTGTGGATCTTCTCTGCTCATTTGCTGGCTTGACCTCTAAAAATTCACAATTTGTAAATTATGCCCCACGGTGGGGTTGACTTCAATGACGCACGGTGTGACACTTTATGTGCCCCACGGTGGGGCTTAAGGAGATGAAATGCAAAAAGCGAAAGATATGTACCAGCGCAAAATTCGCATTCCGGAGGATGTTCGTGAGGCGATTGAAAGGAATGGCGGGGAAGAATGTCGTCAGTTCAATACCGAACTGATTTACCAACTGAGAAAGGCATATGGTTTGACAGGAGAAAAAAGTGCGCAGGCTTAAATTCAGTGAAGCCCCAACTAATTGCGATAGCCGGGGCTTCTTATCGAACAAATCCCGCGAAGGAAATATCGACATGAATAGTGTAACCAAAACAGAGCTTAAATTCCAAGGTGTATCTTTCCAGACCATCTACGATATTGATGGAATTTGGTTGAGCGCAAATCAGATCGGTTTTGCGCTTCAGTATGCAGACGATAAGGCTGTACAGCGCATACATGCTAGGCATTGTGATGAATTTACAGAAAAAATGACAAGGGTGGTCAAGTTGACCACCCCTGGTGGAAATCAGGAAACTCGGGTTTTTTCTCTACGTGGCGCACACATGGTCGCTATGTTTGCCAGAACTCCGGTTGCTAAAGAATTCCGACGCTGGGTTTTAGATATTCTGGATCGTGAGGTTTCTATAAACATTCCAGCAACAAAGATGCTCAGCGATCGTGAAATCCACGCCCACAATGCAAACGCAATGTTCGATTATTTCGAGGTTATGTGTGAAGCATGGTTTAACCAGATAGAACCAGCTTTGAGGGCAATAGAGTCACCTTTGGCTGGTCGCCTTCATGATCGTTTTAATGATGGGGCGGCCTTCATATACATGATTAAGGAATATGCTGATCAACAACTACAACAGGGAGAACGACCGAGGATTTATTGAATTTGCTTAAATGCAAAAAGAAAAGCCGATAGTTCGAGCTATCGGCTATCCATGAAACCGTCATAAGGACCACTTAATGACTTTATCAAATTTAGCATCAAAGGGTAGCGTTGTCACCGAGAAAACCATTGACAGTCAGTACCTGCTGGAGATGGTGAATGCCGCGCGAAAGCAGTGCGGTGAGCCGGTTGTCCGAAATAACAAGTTCATTGAGAAAGTTGTAGATGAGCTTGATGGTGAGACCTACACAAAAAGTGTAGGTCGTAAAAATGGCCAAGACATTGAAGTAATTATAATGTCTATCAAGCAAGCCCTCCGCGTAGCAGCTCGTGAATCGAAAGCAGTTCGACGTTCTCTGGTTGATAAGTTGGAAGATATGCAGGCTATTCAGATTTCAGCGCAAAATAGCTCGGGTCTTCCTGAATATCGACGTGCAAAGGCTGAGCAGTTGAAAGCTCTGGCGCTGGAGAAAAATATCGCCTCGGCTCGCGAGTTGATGTCAATGTTCCCGAGACTTGGTGAATCAGCCAACCAGGTGATCGTTGCAACGCTCGTTAATCCACTGCTTGGGCACGAGATCATGCCTTTGCCGTTGATTGATCAGCACTACTCCACAGCTGGCGAAGTTGCTGCTGAGATCGGCTGTTCTGCCAATAAGGTTGGTCGCTTGGCAAACAAGCACAATCTGAAAACAGAGCAATACGGGAAATTCTTCCTCGACAAGTCGAAACATTCCGATAAACAGGTTGAGGTGTTTCGCTACAACTCTGAAGGCGTCAAGGCATTACGACATTTGCTCCAAGGAGCTAGCGTGGCCTGATCAGGCTACAGTTCAAGTATTCATCGTATTACTCACAACCCGCTTAACTGCGGGTTTTGTCATTGCTAGTTCCCTGATATTCTTTTGTAAAACTAATGAAAAGGGAACAGGGAAATGAAAAAGGCTGTCATATGGACATTGCTCTTACTCTCTGGATGTTCAAGCATGCAGGATTTGAGATCAGAAGCTCCATCTAATTCTTATAAATCTTCCAAGCAAGTTGACATCATAGCAAACTGCATCCTTACTGGCTGGCAACAACAAAGCCAGAAATACGGAAGTGTGTTCATACAGCCATATGAAAATGGCAAAACGGTTTATACGCAGTCTCAGCTTGAGATGGCTGATATAAATAGAGATGGTGAACTGACCACGATAGAGTTTCGCCATCAGGGGGGCTTGTTCTCATATCGACTTAACAGTCGGACAGGTGTGATAGAACAATGCCTTTAATTAATGAAACACCCGCCTAGCGCGGGTTTTTTTATGGTGGAAATATGAAAGAAGTAATGGCAAGAATTGAACTTGGAGGAGTTTTAGGTAAAGTTTTTGGTAAATATCACAATAGATTAATAAGTAGAACAGGTGAAGCAGCAATCGCATTGAGTAAAACAATCCCTGGATTTGAAAGCTACATGGTTAGCAGCAAACGACGAGGATTGACCTTTGCTATATTCAAAGGAAAGAAGAATGTTGGTATAGACGAAATGGGGTTCCCAATTGATGGAGATATTGTTCGAATTATCCCAGTAATCATGGGTAGCAAGCGAGCAGGACTCCTGCAAACAATATTAGGTGCTGTGCTTATTACAACGGCAATTTTTGTTTCAGGAGGCATAGGTGCAGCGTTTACAGCTGGTGGATTAACTGGTTTTGCTGCAGCAACTGGTGCCTCGTTAGTTCTTGGCGGAATTGTTCAAATGCTATCCCCACAGCCAGCAGGACTTGCCAGCAAACAGGATGCCGAAAATCGGGCATCGTATGCATTCGGTGGTGTAACTAACACTGCAGCTCAGGGTAATCCAGTTCCGCTTCTATACGGACGCAGGCGTATTGGTGGGGCGATCATCTCTGCTGGTATATACGTCGAAGACCAGCAATAACAAAATAATCTTCCTTTCAGGCTACCTTATGGTGGCTTTTTTTATGGGCGCAATATGGCTACAGCAACCCCGATTAAAGGCCGCAAGGGCGGCAGTTCCAGTTCACGAACCCCTACCGAACAGCCTGATGATCTGCAATCTGTAGCGAAGGCCAAAATCCTCGTTGCGCTTGGGGAAGGGGAATTTGCAGGGCAATTAACCGGAAAAAATATCTACCTGGACGGCACGGCGCTGGAAAACGCCGATGGCTCCCAAAACTTTAGCGGCGTGACGTGGGAGTTTCGCGCGGGAACTCAGGCACAAAATTACATTCAGGGCATTCCCGGTACCGAAAACGAAATCAACGTTGGAACTGAAGTATCAAGCGCAACAGCTTGGACGCGTACATTTACCAACACCCAACTATCAGCCGTTCGCCTGCGACTGAAATGGCCTTCACTGTTTAAGCAGGAGGACAACGGCGATCTGGTTGGGTATTCCATCAATTATGCAATAGACCTGCAAACTGATGGTGGGACCTGGCAAACCGTGCTTAATACCAGCGCAATCGGCAAAACGACGTCTGGTTATGAGCGCAGCCACCGTATTGATTTACCGCAGGCTGGCAGCACCTGGACAATCCGACTGCGTAAGATTACCGCTGACGCAAACAGCGCCAAGATCGGCGACACGATGATGCTGCAAAGCTTCACGGAAGTGATTGATGCCAAGCTGCGCTATCCGAACACCGCGCTGCTGTACATAGAATTCGATTCAAGTCAGTTCAACGGTTCGATTCCACAGATATCCTGTGAACCACGTGGCCGGGTGATCCGCGTGCCTGATAACTATGACCCCGATACGCGGACTTATAGTGGTACATGGCAGGGCGCGTTTAAGTGGGCCTGGACCGATAACCCGGCGTGGATATTTTACGATCTGGTTATTACCGATCGCTTTGGTCTGGGTAATCGCCTGAGTGCAGCCAACATCGATAAATGGACGTTGTACCAGGTATCGCAGTATTGCGATCAGCCGGTACCGGATGGAAAGGGTGGAAGCGGGACAGAGCCACGCTATACCTGTAACGTCTATGTTCAGGACAGGAATGACGCTTACACTGTGCTGCGTGACTTTGCGGCTATATTCCGGGGTATGACGTACTGGGGCGGTGATCAGATTGTTGCGCTTGCCGATATGCCGAGAGATGTGGATTACGCTTACACCCGCGCTAACGTTATCGACGGACGCTTTACCTATTCCAGCAGCACGACAAAAACGCGGTATACCACCGCGCTGGTTTCCTGGTCTGATCCGGGTAACGCTTATGCGGATGCGATGGAGCCAGTATTTGAGCAGCCTCTGGTGGCCCGGTACGGATTTAATCAGCTGGAAATGACAGCCATCGGTTGTACCCGTCAATCAGAAGCGAACCGAAAGGGGCGCTGGGGTATTCTCACCAACAATAAGGATCGTGTTGTTTCGTTTGATGTTGGCCTGGACGGAAACATTCCGCAGCCGGGATACATCATCGCCGTGTCAGACGAGCTTCTGTCCGGCAAAGTTATGGGTGGCCGCATCAGTGCTGTTAACGGTCGCGTGATAAAACTTGACCGCGTAGCTGATGCAGCAGCAGGCGATCGCCTTATTATCAATCTTCCCTCCGGTGCGTCACAGAGCAGGACTATTCAGGCGATTAATGGGGAATCAGTCACAGTCACCACGGCATACAGTGAGACACCACAGGCCGAAGCTGTATGGGTGGTTGAGTCAGATGAACTCTACGCCCAGCAGTATCGAGTTGTCAGCGTCTCCGATAATGATGATGGCACTTTCTCTATTACCGGCGCATGGCATGACCCGGATAAATATGCCCGTATCGATACCGGAGCCATCATTGACCAGCGGCCCGTGAGTGTAATCCCGCCTGGTAACCAGTCGCCGCCGGCTAACATTGTGATCAGCTCGTTTTCAGTGGTGCAGCAGAATATCAGCGTCGAAACCATGCGTGTGAGCTGGGACCAGGCGCAGAATGCTATCGCCTACGAGGCACAGTGGCGCCGCAATGATGGTAACTGGGTAAACGTGCCGCGCAGCTCCACCACCTCATTTGATGTATCGGGTATTTATGCAGGGCGCTACCTCGTGCGTGTGCGTGCCATTAATGCCGCTGAAATTTCCTCTGGCTGGGGCTACTCCGAAGAGAAAACGCTGACGGGCAAGGTGGGAAATCCGCCGAAACCTGTCGGCTTTGCGACAACGCCGATCAACTGGGGGATTCGCCTGAACTGGGGATTCCCGGCTAACACCGGGGATACGCTGAAAACGGAAATTCAGTACACTGCGAACAGTGATTTCTCTAATCCTCTGTTGCTGTCGGATGTACCTTATCCATCTGCCGAATACACCCAACTTGGGCTGAAGGCGGGGCAGGAATTCTGGTACCGCGCGCAGCTGGTAGACAGAACGGGTAATGAATCAGGCTGGACCGACTGGGTTCGTGGCCAATCCAACGCGAATGCTGACGACTACCTGGGAGATATTGCTGATGACTTCCTGACGTCTGCCGATGGTGACCTCCTGACAAGCGACATTGATACCAATCTGGAAGCTGCGTTGCAGAATGCGCTGGCCAACCATGGAACGGTGGAACACCAGTGGGCGCAGTACGGCGAAGTGCGCGCGGATATTCTGGTGGTTAAAACGACCATTGCAAATGTTGATAAAGCGATGGCTGAAATGTCCACGCAGGTGCAGGCGCAGTTCAATGATGTGACTGCAGCGCTGGAAGATAAGCTCACCGCCGTAGTTGATGCTACAGGAGCATCTGCAATTTACACCCTCAAAACCGGAGTCCGGATTAACGGTGTGATGTATAACGCCGGGATGTCGATTGCAGTGCTGGCCGAAGCGGGTAAACCGGTAGTCACTCGTGTCGGATTTAACGCCAATCAGTTCGTCCTGATGAGTGGCAGCGGTGATACGCAATATTCACCCTTTGCAGTGGTGAATGGTCAGGTGTTTATCAGTGATGCGTTTTTCCGTGATGCCTCAATTGATTTCGGAAAAATTACTGACAGCCTGCAGTCATCAAACTTTATAGCAGGTCCGGGCGGGCGTGGATGGAAATTACCAAAATCAGGGAATGCAGAGTTTCATGGAACCCTGTACGCAGATGGCGGAGCATTTGCATTTAACGGCACCAATAACACCGTCGTAATCAACGGGAATGGGCTTACGGTTAATTTGTCCGGTGGCGGTCGGGTTGTCGTCGGGAGGTGGTCATAATGCCGGAAGGGATATTAATCGACTATAACGATGGCCGTCCGGTGATGGCGATTACTGCGGGGCTGCGTGCCCCGAGTTTTTGTACATCGTTTTCAGGCTGGTCATCCCAGTCAATGCAGTACCCGGTCAATACACCACTTGTTCCCGGCTCACTGGCTATCGTGGTGCCCACCAATCCCATTTACATCTATTCCTTTGCTGAATTTGACGTGGCCATTATGACAGGGGTCACCCGAAACGGGGACGCCGGGGTCATCATTGGTGCTGAGACAATCGGCGGAAAAAGCCTTATCCCTGACTGGTCAGGCTACGTCATGGAGCTGCTGCCTGCGGCGACTTATAACGAAGGATTACTGGTTTCAAACTCGACTGACTTTACCGCCATATCCAACCAGGCCGCGCTGATGACCTGCGCTTATTTCGGGCGTATTACGGTTAACGGCAGCGCGCCGCTTCCGGTGAGCGGTATTCCTTTCGGCAAATGGGATAACCCGAATGTGTCGGTAGGGTTTGATGGCAGCAACATCATCGTTCGCGATATTTCCTACACAGGGCGGGACGACGTGGCCGGAACGGCGACGATTGACTTGGTGATATTCAATCAGGCAGCACCTGTCGGCGGCGACGGTATCACGATGACTAACGCCGCAGGCCAGGTCACGTTCTCCACGCTGAAACGCCCGTTTGTATATGACCGACAAATCCAGATCACCGATGCATTCCAGGATATAGGCGGCGGGTTCTGCCAGATAGTCTATACCGGCGTTCAGGTACGAATGATTGGTGGATGGGGAAATATCAGAACCAAAGGCGTGGTTATGTCAGGCGGTAGCGTCAGGTCAGCCTACAACAAAGTTTTTGCGGACCGTAATTCCGGTTCATGGGATATGACCCGTAACAGGAATATCGCCATGCCCATTCTTATTCTTCCGAACATGTATTAAGGAACCACCATGTCAGCAGGTGTTATTCAGTTAACTCATAACTCGGCAACAGTTCTTGGCTATCAGGCCTCTTTCAGTACGATGCTTCAGCCTGGTGACTTTGTCGTTTCTGTTGTGGGCGGCATAGCCTACACCCTTCCGGTAAAATCTATTGAGAACAATGACTCGCTGACACTCGTCAGTGCCTTTACTGGTCCTACAGCAAATAACCTGGCCTGGGATGCAGTTTCCCGTGTGACGCTGAATATGGTCACTGCCGCAATGGTGGTACAGAACACCGAAGCCCTTCGCGGACTGAACTACGACAAACAGAACTGGCAGCAGGTGTTTAGTGCCCCTGGTATGATAAATGTGAAGCTGCCAGATGGCTCCAGCTTTCCGGGGCCGTCGTGGAAGTACCTCGCAGACCAGGTTGGGAATATTGATAGCGATATGCTGAAAAGGTCGAAGAATTTTTCAGACGTAGTGGACAAGGCACAATCGCGCTCTAATCTGGGATTAAAAGCACTTGCTGTGAAAAGTGCTGTAGAGCTGGGCGGTGATGACACGACGGGAATACTGCCATTATCGAAAGGTGGTTCAGGTTTTGGTACGACTGCTGGTTTTCGTCAAGCTGCAGTAATTCACGGTGTTGATGGTGCGTTTGGCACCATCAACAATATTCTGACGTACTTTAATAATGCATCTGCCGGTGCGGGAATGTTCTCTTTTCGTGATGCTGCTGGTGATGCGACCGCCACATATCAGTGGTCAGCAGCTGTGTTGCACAGGACCTCTGATACCTATTCGATTTTATGCGTTAATCATGCAAACGGTAATGTGAAGGTTGCGAGTGGCGCTGTTTCAGGCGGGATAGCATCCACATTTAACCAGAACACGTTATGGGGTACACGAAACACAACCGTTGATGGTAATGGTTTTATAAAACAGGCATCCCCGGTAGTCATCTTTCACCGTGACGGTTCTTATGAGACTAACCATGAATCAGAAGGGTGCACGGTAGAGCGGATTTCTGTGGGTGAATATCTTATCACCGGCTGCATTGGCCTGAATGCTGATGCTGCATGGGGGGGGATCGATGGCGGTTTTGAAATTCCGGTAGACAGAAACAAGCAACCCCGCATCTGGCTGGACTACAAAGTCAATGCTGATGGCTCAGTACTGGTCAGAACGTTTCACCGGATTCATCCCTCGGCGCCACTGTTTGCTCAGAACAGAATAGGGAATACTGATAATAACGGCGTGTTCACTGAGACTGTGGCGGACGGTGAGCCTGTCGATATTCCGGCAGATTCTTTTATTTCTGTACGTGTGGAAATGCCGGAGGACAGTATCTGGAATCAGATGCAGAAAGCGACACGTGAGGCGATCGAAAAAGCTGAACGCGAGCGCCAGCAAAATCAGCCGGATATCCAGCTATAAAATTGATAGTTGCCGCAACCAGGCCGTATGCAAGAGCATGATTGCGGCTGACTGACGAACGTCCGATAGTGCGAATATTGAATGATTGCCAGTCACGGCGGATTGTACTTAAGCAATATGACGGTTCAAGGCGTTTAATCTGAAACCAGCCACATATCCGCCTCTTCAAACATTTCCTGAACAGTACGGCTTATCTGTTCTTTCTCATGCTTGCTGGCGTCAGTGTTGATCGCCGGCAGTGTCATCATCGGCTTAACCCGAATATCAGCATCGGGGAAGATCCGGTGAACCCTCCTGGTCAGTTCGCCCAGAATGATATCTTTTGCACCGGGCAGCCCATCAAAATTCCTTTTATCATAAACGAGTTCCACGAACATGCTTTAACTCCTCTTTACTGTGTTTAATGCCAGTATATACTGTATATATAAACAGTATAAATGTGAGTGAGTTTATTATGAAGTTTTATTCACCAGCTGAGTTGCGCCAGATAGTTGCGCTTCCTTTATTTAGTGATCTTGTTCCATGCGGTTTTCCCTCCCCGGCGCATGATTACGTTGAACAACGCATTGATCTCAATGAACTATTAGTCCAGCACCCATGTGCAACATACTTCGTGAAGTCGTCCGGCGATTCTATGACTGGAGCGGGGATCGGGAATGGCGATTTGCTGGTCGTCGACCGTTCCAGAAAGCCTGCACATGGAGATATTGTTATCGCTGCCATTGATGGCGAGTTCACGGTTAAACGTCTTCAGTTACATCCAATACTTATGCTTGTTCCTGAAAACAGCTCCTATGCACCCATTATGATAAACAGCGAAGATACGCTGGATATCTTTGGGGTGGTGACGTTTATCGTGAAAGCGGCAAGCTGACATGTTTGCCCTGGTTGATGTGAACTCGGTTTATGCCAGTTGTGAGACTGCATTCCGGCCAGATCTGAAAGGCAGGCCGGTAGTTGTTCTGTCAAATAACGATGGCTGTGTTATTGCCCGTAACACTGAAGCCAAAAGAGCTGGTGTAAAAATGGGTGATCCGTATTTCAGGCAGAAGGACTTATTCCGTCGATATGGTGTGGTTTGTTTCAGCAGCAATTACGAGCTTTATGCAGATATGTCCAGCAGAGTAATGTCCACGCTGGAGGCAATGTCTCCCCGTTGCGAAATATATTCAATTGATGAAGCCTTCTGTGACCTCACTGGTGTAAGAAACTGCCGGGTTCTGCAGGAGTTTGGGCAGGAATTAAAAGATGCCGTTTATCAAAATACGGGTCTGGCGGTTGGCGTTGGTATTGCCCAGACAAAGACGCTGGCGAAACTGGCGAATCATGCCGCCAAAAAGTGGCAGAGACAAACGGGTGGGGTGGTGGACTTATCTAACCAGGAACGCCAGCGCAAACTGATGGCTGCACTGCCGGTTGATGAGGTCTGGGGAGTAGGGCGCCGTATCAGCAAAAAGCTGGAGGCTATGGGGATTAAAACGGTTCTGGATCTGGCTGATACTGATATTCGTTTTATCCGGAAGCACTTCAATGTTGTCCTCGAAAGAACGGTGCGCGAACTGCGTGGCGAACCCTGTCTTGAACTGGAGGAATTTGCCCCCGTAAAGCAGGAAATTGTCTGTTCCAGATCATTCGGGGAACGTATTACGGATTATGACGCTATGCGACAGGCCATCTGCAGCTACGCATCGCGCGCCGCAGAAAAGTTACGTGGAGAGCATCAGTATTGCCGTTTCATATCTACTTTTGTCAAAACGTCACCCTTTGCGTTGAACGAACCGTACTACGGTAACAGCGCGTCGGTGAAGCTGCTCACCCCGACACAGGACAGCCGGGATATCATTGCAGCAGCGACGCGGAATCTGGATGCAATATGGAAAGACGGGCACAGATATCAGAAAGCAGGGGTAATGCTGGGGGACTTCTTCAGTCAGGGCATCGCCCAGTTGAATCTGTTCGATGATAATGCGCCGCGCCGGGGTAGTGAGAAATTGATGGAAGTACTGGATCATTTGAATGCAAAGGAAGGAAAGGGGGCGCTTTATTTCGCCGGACAGGGGATCCAGCAACAATGGGCGATGAAGAGAGAGATGCTTTCACCACGATACACGACCCGCTATGAGGACCTGCTTCAGGTTAAGTAACAGGCTTAATTAAATCTGCTCCCTGATTTTTCACATTCCCGACGTCACGTGTTACGGCATGCCATATAAATTTATCAGCCGACACGGAACCGTCAGCTACAATCTCCTCCGCTTCTTTCCCTCCAGTGTCCTGCCTCATCCATTCGCGAGCGGCTTCTGGTGACAGCACCAGTGGCCGCCTGTCGTGAATATCTACCAGTCCACTGTCGGCAGCAGCCGTCACTATCAGGAAACCTTCTGCCTCATCTCCACGTTCGAATGGTGTGCTGCCGATCGCCGCCATAAAAATTGGCTGACCGTCTGCCCGGTGAATAAAGTAGGGCTGCTTCTTGTCCCCTTCCTTTTTCCACTCAAACCATCCATCAGCAAAGCAAATCGCGCGGCCATGCTGCCAGAGTGGTTTAAACATTCTGCTGGTGGCCGCAGTTTCAGACCGTGCGTTAATCAGCGGCGGTTTATCCCACCAACCGGGGGCGTATCCCCAGATAACTGGATCAAGATGCAACTGCTCATCACGTTCGCTCAGAAGCAGAACCTTTGTCCCTGGCGCTACGTTGAATCTTCCGATGGGTTCTGGATCGTATGGAATGTCGCGTTCTGATTCATTAGCGAGCAGGATAAGATAATCTTCACGCGTCATTGACTGTGCAAACCGTCCACACATAGAAACCTCCAGCCATATGTCAGACTGAAAGTATAGGGCAGTAAGAAAAAGTGGTGCGCACCGTTAAAGATTTAAAAGGAGCTTGTAAGGTAAATCGGAATGATAGTTTTGTGAATTGATGAATTCCGAAAGTGAAAAGGATACTTAATCATCGTGTGCTAGCGATCCGGGGGCAACATTTGACGGGGTTATTCCCCAGTAATTCCCCATTGCTTCCCCGTTCAGAAAACAGGCATAAAAAAACCAGCCGTAACAGGCTGGTTCTTAGAGGATTTTTGGTCGGCACGAGAGGATTTGAACCTCCGACCCCCGACACCCCATGATGGCAAGCTACCGTCTTAAGAGCTATTCTGCGCCAGAAGCTGACGTTGCTTACATAGTGTTATGCTTGTTTATGGGAGCAAGTCACCAATTTAGGCTTTTATTTTGCGATGAACACCAGCCATGAGGCTATGCTTCTCTTCTAAATCTACGTCAGATGTCCATACAGTGTTATTGCGGCTCCTGCGAACAGAGGCAACGATCTTACGCTTAATTTCTTTTGGAGACATGTTCTTTGCTTGGCCAGCAAGAACATAGTCTCTGGATGCTTTCTCTACTGTTTTCAGTAAATTATCAGTGAGGAGTTGTCCGGCGTTACGACATCTGCGAGTGTTAAACCGCACAGCGAATATCAGCACATCCTGATAATCAGAGCGGACAATTTCAGTTTTGAGCATCTGTTGCACACGTTTTTGGGCAGTTGTCGAGTTGCCCAAGTGTTTAACTGCCGCTAGCTTACTTGGTCTCATATAACCCTCCTAACATTCTTCTCATAAGTATTTTATCATAACAGTTCACAAAATACTCAGTGCGTTCTATCTGATCAGTTTAGTTAACAGCTTAGCCCGGGGATTATTATTCCGCTTTACTCGAGCTTTGTCTGCAGCGTTTAGGAAATAGCCAAACGATTGATATCTATTGATAAGTTCCTTATCAGGCCGACTTATATTGACCTGGCTTATACCATATGCATCAGCGAAGCTCTCTGAAATAATCAGGGCAATCGGCATGACGAAACCTTTCAGGGGATGGTCATTGGGATTTCCTTCGAGGTAGCGAAGGGTTATGCAGAGCCGATTTTTTGAACGCCTCCCAAGCATCAACCCGCAAAGAAATTCGCGGCATCGAATACTTACATCAATGCGCTTGGTTTGGTTACTCCTTTCCTGGCTCCAGTTGAAGTCAATAAATTGACGTTTTTCTGGCAGACGCCAACTACTACTAGCCTCTTCTGAATCTATATAATAAATATGACCCAATCTGATTTCATCAACCGGAAGTTGGCTACTAAAGTTCTCAGTAATGGAAACCATAGCATCCGCAATTGCCATGGAATAGATTAACTCATGATTTAGCTCTTCACCGGCAGAAAGGATGCCAGCTTGTACCGACGCCATGTCAACTCCCTTTTTATTATTGTTACAATAACCTTCAACTTAAAACATTTTATTGATGTTTAAAGCAAACACTGATGTCAGTTCCTCGCCCAATGCTGGCAGTAGGATTTGATTGTGTGCTGCACGAGAAAACTGTCAGATCATACCTAAACTAATACATATGTATTAACTCTTATTGGATCTGACACTGGTACGGCACAGGGCTAAAACTGATCTTACAGGCACATCTATCCAATTTCAGTCATTAAGGTACTTAGTATTCCCTTCACAAAATCCACAGCCAACCAGTCCACTCATTTCACTAACTGATGTAGAGCTTCCACCACAGTAGCCGCAAGTACTGATTGAATCATGAAAAACAAGGCAGTTCGTGCACAGATATCCACCTCCGTACTCACATACCGTCTCATAGCCGTCACAATCGGAACAACTTGCTGGAAGGCCTGAATAACTAATATCTTCTAGTTTGCCGACCCATTCATCCAGCAAATCGTATCTGGATGATGAGTAATTGCAGTTGTTGCAATTGAAATTCGTTTCACCGGTAGCGTTCAGATCCTGCCTTACTCCGCAACTAGGGCATGTAACTTCGACATAAGGATCAGATCTGCAACCGCAGACTAAGCAATTTGCTTCGTGAAGAGTATTTCCTCTCTCCTCATTGATGGATATATCAACGGCAGCATTTTTACTGCAAGCACGACAGTTTGAGATCGTGCATCCCTGTTTTCTGAGATCATCGAGTGTTGGCTGTAAATAACGAAATTTTGCATTAGCATAAAACAACGAACTTTCGAGCATACGATCCTCATCTGATGCCAACTTTGAGTTTAGAGGTTCTCCAAAAAGATAGAACCACTGATCACGCATAAAACGGTTAAGCGCAAACCAAGCGTCAGCCTGTTCATCAAGGATTGTCTTCACCTGAGTGTCGGTAAAGTCGGAATGATAAAAATGAACCACACGATTGCGGTGGTCTTTAACTTTTTTGAATACAGCGATGGTTTCTTTTGGTAGGGGATTTTGAAGTACATCACCTAACCGCTGACAGGTTTCATCGTATGTGACCGACTGGAAATCACCGGCAAGGTATTTTGCGCGCTCAATTTTCCTCCCGGAGCACACCAGACTCCAGTGTTCGTGTACTAGCGGCACTTTCAGCATGATCTCTACCGCGGTCCAGAAACTGACAATCGAAAATTTTGGCTTGGAAGCCTCTAGTTCTTCGCGTGCCTTATCTAGAAACTCCAGACCGTTGTTGATCAGAGCTTGAACGTCTTTAGATACAAACGATTCGTCATTGTGCTGGAAGCTGTATTTTTTATTTTTCATGGCTATATAACCTGTTTATTCATCCGGTACCCATTGTAAATGTCCTACTTAAACGGAGCACTAATTTTTAGAAATCTTCCAGCGGGCTGATTATATCTTGGACTAGCCCCCATTTGACTAATACACCTGTGTGCTGCGTCCATCAGTTGAACTCACAGCTCCTAGCGGACATTCGCAACATTAAATTCTTCACCATTTAGATTGTCTAATAGTGATAACCTTTTGAATAATCAAGAGTGGCAATATTAAATTTTTGGCGAAAAGATGATGTAACGTATTGATAAAGCATGATAACACGCATGATTTAAAATCCCTTTATCGTGAAAGGGCTGATAGGTACAGGCACTTGTTTTGCCCTATAAAACGGTTATCAAAATTCAAAAACATACATTGATAATCAATCGGTTAGGAGAATGCTGCAAACTAGTTGATTTACAATAAAATTATAGAATTATTTTTATTTATCATGTGGTTGTATATGAAGCATCTAACTACTGCTGCGCCACATGGGTTGG